TTTGCGTTACTCAGGTTTGCGTTACTCAGGTTTGCGTCACTCAGGTTTGCGCCACTCAGGTTTGCGTCACTCAGGTTTGCGTTACTCAGGTTTGCGTTACTCAGGTTTGCGTCACTCAGGTTTGCGTTACTCAGGTTTGCGTCACTCAGGTTTGCGCCACTCAGGTTTGCGTTACTTTTAATTGCTTCTTTTAGAGTTTTTAAAATTGAATTATCTTCCGACTCGTATTCAAATAATAAATTTCCAAAAATAGATTTAATCTGTAATTTAGTTTTCATAAAAAGTTAAATTTAAAAAAAGACCCTAATTAACTGAGTCGGCAGTCAAAAAGAGTCTTAGTAATATTTTTAATTGCAAAGCTTCCGACTTCTTTACTATGCAAATATATTATTTTATTTTTAATGTACAAGCATTTGTCTATAATTTTTTAATTAGTATTTCTATAAGTATTTTTATACAAAATTTGTTTATGATATGCACGAGATTAAAATATACGGCGAAATAGTACCATTTGAAGAACAATGGATTATAGAACAAGGAGGGTTTTACAATCTTACTACATTGCAAAAATCCCTATTAGAAGCAGGAGGAAATGATATAAAAGTTCGTATTCGTTCATTCGGAGGTGATGTTCAGACAGGATTTGATATTTATAACGAGCTCAGGAGATACGCGAAAGAAAACAATGCTAAAGTTCAGACATTAGGAGAAGGATTCGTAGCTTCAATTGCAACGGTTATTTTCTTAGCAGGAGACGAAAGAATTTTAACAGAAAGTACAAACCCGTTCGTTCACAATGCTTGGACATACACATGGGATGGTATGGATTCTAAAAGCTTTCAAAGATTAGCTGATGATTTGTCTAAATGTGATTCTAAAATTGCCGAGCATTACGCATTGCATACTGATCTTACAAAAGATGAAGCTTTGGAGTTGATGAATAATGACACATCTATAACCCCAACAGAGGCTGTTAATATGCGTTTTGCAACTTCAATAGAAGAGGTATTTAGACCTGTTGCTTTAAAAAGATTTTCTAAAACTAATAAAATAAATAAAATGAATAAAAAAACACAATCAATTTTAGCTAAAGCGGCCAAAGCATTAGGATTAATTTCTAATAAAGTGGTTGCTACTGCTGATGGTACTGAATTAGATTTCTATGAATTGGCAGATGATGCTGTAATTGCCGTAGGCGATAAAGCTTATTTTGATGGGGCAGATGCCGAAGGAGATTTTCTAATGCCTGACGGTGAAACTTATGTATTTGTCGGAGGTGAACTTACGGAAATATTGCCAGTCATTTCCGATGATTCTGAGACTGATTTAGCTGAGGCTAATGCAACTATTGCATTACTTACCGATCAGCTTGAAAAAGCGACGAATAAACTAAATGAGCAAGAAGTATTGATTTCTAATTACAAAGCAAGTTCTAAACCAGTAAATACTGTAAGCAAACCAGCTCCGAGAAATGCACCTGTTGCTAAAAAAGAAAATACAAGCGATTCGCTTGACGAGAAAATAAAACAAGCGTCTAACTTAAAATTAAAAAAATAGTATGTCAACAATTGATGTAGCAACTTTTCAAGATATGCGAGATTTGGCTGAGACATTGTCTGCGGCCAATAAGCTGACATTAGCTAATGCAATCTTTACTAACACTTTTTTAACTTCTGATATTACAGAGCGACATGCTGTAATTACAGGCGTTAAGACTGGTGATGTAGTGCCAATTCTTGATGAATCGGTAGATTATAAAAGCTTTCCGTTTATGTCCCAAACAGAATGTACTCAGAATTCTTGTGATCTAAATATTGGGTTTTCTGGGAAAAAATGGGCTTTGGGGTTAATAGGATGTCGATATGACATTTGTATGAAAGAATTTACCCCAGATTTTAGAACTTTCTTTAATGAAAATTTCCAAGTTTTAAACAATTTAGATTTAGAATCTCAATTGATTAAATATATTGAAAATAAAATTGTTAGAAATTTCAATGGCGCAAAATACAGAGTAGCTTATTTCGCAGATACAGCTGAGGAAGGCGCAAACAAACCTTTGTTAGGTGATTTCGATGGTTTTTTCACTCAAGCAGAAGCAGGAGCAGGATTGCAATTAGAATTTAATCAAGTCAATCCAACAGGACAGGAAATGTATGCTGTTATGGAAGAAGCTTACAATTATTTTATGGAATCTGATTGGTCAGATAAAGAGGGAGTTGTTTGGAAAATGACAAGAAAAATGGCATCTCTTTGGGTAAGATTCTTAAATGGATTGAAAGATAAATCAGATTATAATTGCGAATGCTTTTCTGCAGATGGATTGACCGCAATGCGTACTTATACGCTTGATGGTAATTTAGTTATCTTGGGTATTCCTGTAGAAATCGAAAGAGATTTAGATGGTGTAATTAAGCAATTAGATTTAGATCGACCATACAGAGCTCTGCTTACATATAGAAATAATATGCCTATTGCGACAGAGCAGGAAGCGAATTTAAATGAGTTCGATATTTGGTATAATAAAGACACTAAAAAAGTCGTAATTGAAGCCGAAGCATTAATAGGTTCAGCTCTTCCAACAGATGAATATGTCTATATTGGTGCTGAATCTGCAACGCCAAGCGTTTAATTAAAAAAATAAGAAACAATGGCAGTATTTAGTATATGCGGTAATTTGAAAAACGGTCAGGATGCATCTTGCAATGCTCCTGCCCGTAGATTCTTCCAACAATCAGTAGTAATTAATTTCGGAGACATAGCTCGTGATTCTATTGTAATAGATGTACCTAGTGAAGGAGATTTAGAATGCTCTTATAATGTGCAATTTTCTTTAAAAGATGGAAAAACAGGATATCGATTTACCGGGCCAGAAGCCGGAAGCACTTACAAAGGATATTTTGATAAATCTAATGCAGATTTAGGATTCGTGCAATATAAGCATAATGCACAAATTTTGATCGTAGGATCTAAAGAAGATGCGAAATGCATTATTGATTCATTAAGCAAGGGTAAATATGTAGTTGCATATCAATTTACTGATGGAACTGTAGAGATTTACGGTTTGCAAAACGGCTTGACAACTGCCGATTTCACTTATGATGTTCAAGAAGGTGGCGGTGGTACGGCTATTGTATTGTCTTCCCTTGAAACTGCACCTGAAAGTCTTGTTCCTTTGGTTTATAAATCATTAGTTCCTGGTTCAGAAACTGCTGATTTCGACTCTAATTTCAGTAACATAGCTATTCCAATAAGCATTTAATCATGGAACTTTCAGAGTTCATACTATTAGATAAAAATAAGGTTAGGAGAGATTCTAACCTTATGTCTTTATATATATTTTTTTTCAAAGAAACTTTTAATTATGCTCCTAACTGTGCATCATGTTCATTTTCAAATGACTGGAACAAATTAATAAGTTTTCATTCTGTAAATAAAAAAAAATCGATAACTTTAATAAAAAACAAAATAATGAGCCCGATTACTATAAAAAAAATACAGGGAAAAATATTATCTTATCGAAAAGATGGTAAAACCTTCAGAATGTATGATCATATTTTGACAAATGATTTTATTAATCAATTTTTACAAAACGGAACTGATGAAGAAATTTTAGAAAGAAAAAAACTTTTTAATTTCCCAGCCGAAAAAATACAAAAGCCTGATTTGAAATTTTCAAATACTCAAGAAGTAGAAAAGAAAAGAAAACGTAAAAATGGATAAAAAAAAGAAAAGTTTAGTCGGTAAGTTTAGGGCAAAATTTGTCGAATTATACTCGCGTATAATTAAGATAGATGGAGCTAAAGATGATTCTATATTCTACAACGGCGAAAACAATCTATATCCTAATGAAATAGAATTAGCTATTTTAAATAGTTCTTCTGGTAAGAACGCCAGTAAGATGATGGCTAAATATATATCAGGTAAAGGAGTTGAGAATGATTATATTGTTAATGCTGACAAAAATTATAACATTTCTAAAATAACTAAAATGGCTGCGTCTGATATTTCTAGACAAAATGGAGTTTGGTTTCATGTTGGCAGATATATTGGGGATGATTTGAAATTAAAAAAAAATTTAGACATTTTAGAATATACGAAAATTCGTAAAGGTAAAGAAGATGATAATGAATATATTTCTAAATATTGGTATAATGATTATTGCTTAGAGAAATCTTGGAGTAATAAAAGTGATAAAGCTTATTGGTATCATGCATACAGCGATAATGAAGATGTTACTTTAGCGCAAATTATTTCTGATTATAAAGAATCTACAAAATCTAAAGAAGCGGCAGAATTAGCAGTTATGTTGCCTCATTATAGAGGTCAAGTTTACTATTTAAATATGACACCTGAGTTCAAGTATGCCTTATCTCCATTAGACGCGGTATACAATGATTTAGATTCTGAATATAGAATATCGATGTATATGAATCGCGAAGTAAGGATGGGTTTTTTAGGAAAAACCTATGTTATTACATCTGGTTTAGACGATGAAGATATCGAAGACGTAGAAGAACAAGTAAAAGACTGGTTAGGAGCAGATAGTTCTGGAGGTGTTTTTACTTTTCATTCTGAAAAAACAGATGATATTGACAAAGTATTTAAAATAGCGCAAGTTCCCGCTCAAATAGATGAAAAAAAGTTTTCAGAAACAAAATCTTCTATTAGAGACAATATCTATGCAGCGGCAAATAATATTCCTGCTCAACTTGTAAAATCAGATACATCTATTTTCGGTACACAATCGGAAACATACATTGAAATGAAGAAATTCTATACAGAACAGACTCAAGATGAAAGAAAAGAAATTGAAGACACATTGAACTATTTAGGATTTCCGTGCAAAATAATTCCAATAATTGAAATACAAGTAAATAATGAACCTTCTGCATAACCAATATAATTGTATATGTATAGTCGCGAAACATTGCGATCAATCAAAACTCTGTGTTGCTGAAAATGAAGCTAGCATTTATGATTTAGCAGAATTATTTTGTGATTTCTGGTTTGAAATTGAAGAAATTGAAGCCGAGATAAAAGCGTATGATAATGCTCAAGAAAATAAGCCGGAGAAGCCTATTAATTATGAAGAAAAAAAAGCTCTTTTAGAGGGTGGATTCTATAAAAATTGTTCGGGAAAACAAATACCTTTCGAAGGTGTATATTCTATACTTGCCAGATATTCATATTCTAGATATGTAGTTTTAAATGGTTTTTCTGACACCCCTAATGGTATGGTTCAGAAAACTAATGATTTTTCAATTCCGAAATCATTAAAAGAATTAGAACAGTTTGCGGAAAAATATCGAAATATGGCTAAAATTTCTTTTGAAAGATGCCTAAAATATATTTGTCAAAATAAAGAAATATTTAAATATTCGAATTGTCCAGACACAAATTGTGATTGTGGATGCGATTCGTCTGATTGCGGAAAAACAAAAGCAAAAGGATTTGGTTTTAAAATTAGAAATGTATCTAAATGAGTTGCGAGAAATTAAGAAATGGTTTGCAGATTGAATGTGGTAGTATAATTAAAAACTACTACCAACAAGCTGTTTTGATAAATCGCCAGGACGTTTTGAATAAACAGATTTTGACAAGCCGAGTATCTATTAATGATGAATATGATTGCAGATACAAATTAATTTTCAATTTAAAAGAAGGCCTTTCCGGTTTTAGATTTTCAAGTTCTCAAACGGGTTCAACTATTTTTGGAGTAGTCGAAAAAACAACTGTACAAGGAATTCCCCAATATATGCATTCTGTGACTATAGTGATTGCAGGGGTATCTCAACAGGTAAAGTGTACTTTGCAGCAATTGGATAATTCAGATTATTTTTGCGCGCTTCAACTATATGACGGAACCGTGGAAATTTACGGATTTGAATTTGGAATGACAACGGAAAATTATACGTATGATCCTATGAACGCTGGTGGTGGTGCAATTATAAAATTGAAATCTCTTGCAGAATCTTTAGAGGATGAATTACCTTTAATTTACGAGGGTAGTGCAAATGATTTTGATAATCTATTTAAAGATGTTATATTTGTGCCTAAAGGCGATTTTAACAACGATTTTAACAACGATTTCAATAATTACTAATATGTCTATACCTACATACGCGCAAGTATTACAGCAAATTAATACATATATCGTTGCTAATGGTAATAATGAAATTACCGCAAATATTCTAAACCCTGTTTTAGTAATGCTTGCCGATTTCTCGAATAATAATATTGGGGATTTGAATTCGCTTACGACTGATCAAAAAAATACGATAGTTGATTCTATTAATTCTTTAAAACAGAATTTCAATGACATTATAAATACTGGCGTACAATTGTACAGTGGAATTTCAGACCCAAATATAACACCGCCTAATTCTTATGATTATGCAGATTTCTATATGCAGGTTGATGTAGATGATTTGCCTGTTCAATTATGGCAGTATGACGGTATTTCATGGGTAAAATCTAATTCAATCGATACCAATTCAATATATAATAATTCAGTAGTTCCTGGAGCAACTGCTACAGATGCGCTTAATACTTTACAAGATGAAATAGACGCTAATAGCTTATTGATAGATAAAAAGCTTAATATTTCTGATTACAATCAATACTTTCAAGGTAAATTCACTTCTTTAGAAGCGTTGCAGGCAGCGGTGCCGGTTGGTAAATACGGTGATTATGCGATTGTAGATCCTGGAACTTCTGATAATTCTAAAGAATACATTTGGGATAGTGAAGCAGGATGGGTACCGTCTGGAAGCAAAGCTGCATCTACCACAGATTCATTACCTGAGGGTAGCGTTAATCTTTACTTTAAAGACGATCGTGTTCTCAATACCTCTCTTGTAGGATTGGTTGAAAACGCCGGAACAATAGAAGTTGATGATACTGTTTTGTCAGCATTTGGGAAAATTAAAAAAACATTTGTTGATATTTTCAATTCTCTAGCAAATAAAATGAATCTATATGCAGAAGTCGTTAATTTGCCTGCCAACTATACTTTTAAATTAGGAGACGAAAAGAAGATGTTTGTGTATGACAATGCAACGACCTCTATAAATGTCTTCTTTGAAAAAAACTCAGTTACGGCTTTCCCAATAGGATCGAAGATTTCGATTTGCGTTAAATCTGCAGCAGGTGTAACACCGATGTTTTCATTTCCGGCAACAAATGTTAATAATACGGCCTATTTGTCTAAAATTATCCAAGGAGAAACGAGGAATTTCACTAAAATAGCAGTTGATCAGTGGGTAGCAGATAGTGATTTGGGTGTAACTGTGGGTACTGATGCAGAAACACAGATAACATCTGCAGTTACAGAAGATAATAAAGTAGTTAGCCGTTTGAAACTATTTAACTGGTTTTCGTGGATAAAAAATAGTTATCAGATAATCACGGGAAATTGGGAGTTTCGAGCCAATCTAATGTTGAGAGTACCCGGAAATATCCAAGCTTACCCTACAACTGGCAGTTATCCAAATGTAAATGTCAATAATTCGACTGTAAATTTACAATTGAATGTGACTAATTCCGTTGGTTTTGGTAATAGTACCACAGGATCCGTTAGGTATAAGAGTGGTAGTTTTGAGTCAAATATAGTTCAAAACCCTCTAACGTCAAATCGAGTACTATATTACCCAGATGCAAGCGGTACGGTTCTACTAAAAGAAACCTTGACATCCTTAGAAATTTCACAATTTCAGAAAAATGGCACTTTGCCAATGTACATTAGAGTTAATAACTTCACAAGCGACGTTTTGGAAGACTTGAGAATAATATTAGGATTTGGCACGAATATACCTTATTTTCAAAGATGCGTTCTAGCGAACGCCAATAAAGGAGGCGGTATGTGGGAAAGAGCTGTTTCAACTGTAAAATTGAACAATACTAATATTGCAGTTTCAAGTTTAGCTATAAATACTGGGGTTTTGATGCAGATCTCTGATCCTCTATTATTTACCTGGGCAGTAGACACTCAGTCTTCTAAAACTGGCGCATTAGTTTCTGAGTTAATTAATGGAGATTCTGTCAAAGATGTTGACGATAAAACAGCTAATAATTTCCGAATAACTTTCGAAGTTTCATATTCCGCTGGTGCCGGTGACGGAACATTAGAACTATCGATTATTAACCCTTCGTTTTTAGTGGTTGATCAAAGCACGGAGACTATAAATATAGACGGCAGGGGTGCGACTAAAAAAAGAGTCGTTTTTAATCTAAGAGCAGTAAAAACACAGGACAACAACACCGGATATAGACTTAGATTAAACAATGGTAGCAAGGAAATTACAGAATACAGATTATTAAACATTTTAAGAACAAATAATTGATTAAATCATGGTATTAATAGAGCCGGTAAAGGTGGGATTGCCCCCTAAAATTGCAAATCACATTATAGTAAGAGTAGAAGCATTTTACACAAATGCAGTTACCGCAAGTGTTTTTTATTCCGTTCAAAACAAAGAATATGAAGAATTGCTGTCAGGAACTTATGAAATGACAGAGGAAGAGTATAATGGCTGGGAGGGCGAGAACACTTACGTTGAAGATGTTGTTTTGAATTATTTAGGCTTAAAAAGAAAAATTGTTTAATGCAAAAAAAAGATACATGAATTTCGAATACTTTATATTCTTAGGCTTTACCGGGCTTTTAGCCACAGGGTATAAAGTAGCCAAATCGACAGACAAACTAGATTCACGTGCTATAATTGCCGAAACAATTTTATCGTTTATAATTAGTATCGTCATTATGCCTGCTATAATTGAAGAGTATAAAATCACAATTTATAAAGCGGTTGCTGCAGTATCATTAATGACAATTTTTAGTAATTTATTGATTAAAATTGTAGAAAAAAAAATAATAAAAAAAAGTAACGAATTATGAATAGCGTATTATTAAATATTTCAGCCTATGCATTTATGACCGTCGTCATGGCATTGATTTTTAAAACATCCATACGATCAGGAAAATTTTTAGTTTTATTAAACTTTTTGCTTTTTTCTTGGTCTGCTTTTATGGCTATTTATCTAATAGTTGATTATAGAAATATTATTTCTTCACCTTTAAATATTAGATTGAATTTTTATGAAACAATCACAAATATTTTATGGCCGTTGAATATGTTTGCATTTTACATTAATGTTAAATTGATAAAATAATGTATATATTTGAAAAATACGAATCTAAATTTAATGAATACGGTCTTAATACGCCATTAAGAATAGCGCATTTCATGGCTCAAGCTGATGCGGAAAGTGCATTGGTTCCGAAGCGTGAAAGCCTTTATTTCAAGACGGTAGAAGGATTAAGAAAAACCTTTAAAAGTCCTTTTAAAAATAAAACAGATTCTTTTGTAAGGTCGTTTCTGAGAAACTCTGAGCATTGCGCAAATTATGTTTATGCTAATCGTGGAGGTAACGGAGATCAAGCAAGCGGTGACGGGTTCAAGTATCGTGGAGGTGGTATTTTTCAGAACACTTTTAAAAATGGATATAAGCTTTTACAGGAAAAAACTGGAATACTTTTTTATGAAAATCCAGATTTGATTTTAGAAGAGCCAAACGCAGTAATAGCTGCATTAGAATTCTGGAAAGCAAATAACTTGAATAAATATGCTGATATTGATAATCTTGATGCTGTTAGCGATCAGATAAATATCGGTAAGCAAACTGAAACAGAGGGAGATTCTAATGGTTATTCACATCGTGTCGATTGCCTTAAAAAATGGAAAACAATATTAAAAATTAATTATTAAATATTTAAACAATGAGCAAAAAAAAATTGCAGAAAAAAGTCAAACGACTAAAGGGGGAAATTTCATTTTTAAAATCTGTTTTGAGCAGCAAACTTTTAAGTTCAGTTAGTATTTTTGACTGTACAATATCTAGAAATTCAGTAGCTCCGGTTACAGAAAATGAAACTCCTGTACGAAATAGTAGAAGTGTAGATGCATTTCCACCTGTTGGAACTGGGAAAGCATAAATAAAAAAAAGGGGCGTTAAATATCGCCCCTTTTTTAAATAAAAAATTCAAATGAAAAATAAAATAAATATTTTAGTATTAGTTTATTCTTTTTTTAGATTTATTCTTTTTGTTTTTAGCCATTATTTATCCGTTAAACACGATTATTTTAATCCAGGAAACTCAATATATCAATATTACTTTTTTCCTTTAATATGCAGCTTAGAATTGCTTATTTCATCTATGACAATATCATTAATATCTTTTTTAAATAAATCATTTACAATTAGTAAAATGATTTCTTGTTTTATTGTGTTCATAGATTTATTAACTGCCTCTTTAATTTTTATAGGATTTAATTTAGATTGCTATAATTCGTATATATATTGTTTTTATGGTATTTCTTTTGCTTTTTTTTTATCAGATTTTGTTAAAGAAAAAAGCCCGAAATAAATCGGGCTAATTTTCTACAAAAGTTGTTTAGGATCAATACCAATTTCCGCAAATAAATCGGAAATCATTGCATGTGCTTGCGCTAAGTGTCTTAAGTAATCTTCTGATTCAGATTTATCCTTCAGATCATACTTTGCTTCATCCACTTTTTTATCAATCATTTTAACAGCATTCATAACTGTAAATGATTGAGGATATTTTGTGAAAAAAGCAGTCAAATTAGCGTGCATGACTAATTAACTTTAGTATTAGAAGCGGCCTGAGTACCGGAAGAAGCCATTGTCCCACTATTAAAAATAGTTTGTCCTTGTTTTACGATTTGTAAATCGTTCGCCAAGTTAGAAATAACTCCGTAAATACCTTGCAATTGTGCTTGTTGCTGGGCTTGAGCTTGCGTTTGAGAATTGCTAACTGAGATTTCGATATTAGATCTATCAACATTTCGTTGTAAATCTGCTATTTTATCTCTTAAAGATTGTTGTTCATTAGCATTAATTACTGCAATGATTGCTGCAGTATTTCTTTCTCCTGATCTTTCAAGTTCAGCAAATTGAGCAGCTGTCAAAGTCTGATTTGCTGTAATTTGTGTAGACAAAGCAAAAACATTCTTTAAAGCCTCAGTTTTGACATCGCAAATTTCGCCTGATATAGCCGCTCTAGTAGCTGCAATATCTGCATTAGTAGCTCTTGATTCCGCAACGAATAAATCTTTAGTGCTAGAAATAGCACTTAAGGCATCGGCAATTCCAACACCATCATTAGGTGCACACACATTTCTATCACGATCGCGATTGAATAAGTCTCCTAAACCTAAAAGACCAATTAAACCAAATCCGCCTAAACTGCCTAACCCGCCAAATCCACCTAAACCTCCGCCTAATGAATTGAACTCTGTACCTGATGTAATACTCATTTTAAAATGTTTTAAAAAATTAATAATACGCAAAAATAACTTGTAAAAAATGATAAAAAATTATTGGCTTTTACTTGCTAAATTTTAATTATAAAAATGAATAATGAAAGAAGTTTCAGAAAAACATATAGCAGAAAAAACAGAATCCTTAATGAAGTTAATTGGCTTTAATATAAAGAAATATAGGATTTTAAAACAAATGAGCCGTGTGGATTTGGCTTTTTACGCAAAGACAACAGAAAGCATGATTTGCAATATAGAAAATGGCAAAAAGCCTGGAATTTCTATTTATACAATTGTCAAAATATCAGAAGCATTAAAAATTAATTTATCTTTACTTTTTGAAAAATAAATTTAAAATAAAATAAAATGAAAGAAAAAAAACCATTTTCGGAAACAACAGTAGGTAAAATCGTAAAAGGAGTAGGATTATTTGCTTTAAAATCTATTTTAAAAAATCAAAAAGGAATTAAAAATACAGATAATTCTAAAAAAATTGATGATATATTTGAAAAATATAATTAAATTTGCTTTGGTAAGTAGTTTAGTTTTTTTCATAATTAGGAATTAAGTTTTTAAAACCTCTCAGTAATGGGGGGTTTTTTTATTTGTATAAAAAAAATGTTAATTTTTTTATTTTTAGTTGTATTATTAAAAAATAAATATATCTTTGCAATAGAAAATTAAAAATAACTAATTATGAAAATAGAAAAAGGAATCTTATTGTCTATAGAAAAATCAGACATAAAAAAAGGAATTTTATTACTGCCTAAAAAAGTAAAAGAAATAGGAAATGAAGTTATATTTTAAATAGAAAATTTAGAAAAAGTCATAGCTCCTGGATTAGTAAATATTGGAAAAGATAATTTCAACTATTGCAACGCTCTTGTTAGTGTAATTTTTGGTAAAAATAATTTAAAAGTAAAATCAGTAGATGGAATGCTTACGGTTATTGAAAAAAGCAAAACATATAAAGGCATTCATATTTACACAGGATATATTTTCCACTATTTAAATGATGGAAAAATAAACAGTACACGAACTTTTTTAACAGAAAAAGAAGGCTTTTTTTCGCATGGCGAAACTGTAAAGAAATCTATTGAAGATCTTAATTTTAAAATTGTTGCTGAGCGTTTAAAAAATGATCCAATACATGAAGATACTATCATCACTGATATGTACTACCGAACAGTTACAGGAGCTTGTGAGCAAGGTGTGAAAAATTGGAGAGAGCAAAACAACATAACTATTGAAAAGATTACAGCTAAGGAACTTCTTCCGCTTCTTGAAAATTCCGGCGCTTACGGAATCGAAAAATTTAAACAATTGGTAAGCTTTTAATATGGCAATAATAGGTAAAGATTTAAGAGGCTCAGGCAGTAAAATTAACGTAGGCAGAAAACCTCTGCCTTACGTTTCTAAAAAAATATGCAAAAATGTTCCAGAAAAAATATATGATTTGTGCATGTCTTTAATTGATGCAGAAATTTTAAAGTGGAAATTAAAAAATAAATTATAATGACTAATTTCGAGAAACATAGTATAGTATTCTGCGTGGCCATTGCGCTAATAGCTTTAATTTATTATAATGTAAATATTTTATTATATTTGTATATCAAAAAAAAGATATGGAAGCAGTTCACAATGTAAATTACGAAGGATTAGAATTAGAAATAGTTGGAAATTATGAAGAACCTGATTGTGAAACTGGGTATAAAGGCGGTTTTTCTTACAGCACATTAAGTATTAATAGTATAGATGTTTCTTGGATGCTAAATGACCATACAATAGATGCGATATTACAGATTGTTATAGATGAAAATTATTAAATATGATAAATAAATTTAAACAAATAAAAATGAAGAAAGTTTTTTATACAGAACTTTCAAAACGAACAGGTACAAGCGTTGGAACTATTAGAAGTTCTTGGTTCAATCTTCAAAGGGGAATACATATACCAGATGAACATTTAAAAACAACTGAATTGACTTTAGAATGGTCATTGTCTTACGAATTAAAAATAAAAGAAATTAATCTAATATTCGGAATATGAACGCAAACGAATCGCAAATAAATTTTTTATTAGCACGCATAGAAGCTCTTGAAAAGCTAAATGAAATGCAAACAAACCTAATAGACGAACAAGCTAAAATAATAGATGAAATGCAGTTTAAATACGCTGATTCTAAAGCAAGATTTAATATGCTAATAAGAGAAATTAAATTAAATTAAAAATGTAAACCAAAGAGATGCTGTTCGAGTAAAAATGGCACTAGAAAAAATCAGCTAATCATGCGAGTAAAGGAAAATCAAACCTATAAAACTCCAGTTGGATTGCTTTTAAGAGTTAAAACGATCGGTCAGTCTGGAACACATATTTTGGAACTCATAGACAAGAAAGGAAATATAGTTCCAGAGAAAAGAAACAAGCGAGGTCATGTTATTACTAGAAATATCAGGGTATGCTCGGAAGAAACAATCAGATCATTTAAAAAATCAAAATAAGTCATATCGCACTTTTTAAGAAAAAAAAATCCTGCACTACGAATGCAGGACTAAAACCGAAGTTTAATTTAAATCAATTACAAAGTTATGACAAAAGTCACAGAAAACACAGACGCTAATTTGGCAAATGTAAAAGAGTTGCCAAATCTACATAAAGTAGAGGTGTCTCAAAGGGAATTATCATCAGAGTACTGGACACCTGAAAAAGAGGGCGAGTATAGAGTTGGTGTGCTTTTAGAAATAAAAGAAGAAAGCTATAAGCACGAAACAACTGGAGAGACAATAATGCTACCTTGCGTAATCATGTTGTCTCAGAATGAAGATTTAAGCTTTTCAACTATTAGAAACGGTTCAAAAAGATTAGTTGCTACAATCGAAAGTGCGGTTGAATCTGGAGAGGTTTTTTACGGAAAAACACCAGTAAGAATTTCTTACACTGGAAAACAAAAGAACAAAACAAACTCTTTTATCTCTGATAAGTGGAGTGTTAAACCTTTAATTTTTTAATCGATGAATTTAGAATCATTAAAAGACAGTATGCCGAATTTACATTCGGCAACTGTTTCTGAGACAGAATTGTTTGATAAAGCAATTGACTTTACAAGACCTTTAAAAGAATATCCAACGGCACAGTTCATTGCTGACTTCATAAAGTCAGAAGTTACACCAAAACACATTTATACAGAATCATTAAATGTCGAAGGTCAGGTTGTTCAAGATGCAATGGAAAAGTATTTGGCAAATGAATCTTTGAGTTCATCAATGCTAAAAGCTGCTTTAAAAACTCCTTTGCACTTTGAGTTTGCTAAAAGTGAGGATAAAGAAGAACTTGAAAAATTAAAAGGATCTCCTGATCATTTCAATTTAGGAACATTCTTGCATCAAGCTATTTTAGAACCTACAAAATTTGATAGGGCTATTGTTGAGCCAGATGCACCTTTAAATACTACGGAAGGTGTTAATAAATCAATTGCTTTTTGGGAAAAACTAATAATTGATAAAGGATTCGGTGTAGTTGGAATTGAAGAGGTTAAATCTGATCTAGTTTTAGAACATTGCTCTAAAAGTGTGACTGAATTGGCTGGATTGAGTTTAGATAAAATCGACGGAAAACGTGCTTATATCAAACTTTTAAAAGAGTGTGCTGATGTTGAGCCAGTGACGGAAGAAAATATGGTAAAAATCCAGATTCTAAAAAAGCATTATCAGGTTTACGGTAATGGGATCCTAAAAAGACTGCTTTTGCATTCTAAGCGAGAAATATCTGTTTACCACACCGAAGCAACTACGGGACTAAAACTTAAAGTAAGACCTGACGCAATCCAGTTTGAAGAAAATATTGGCGTTAATGCGATCATATCAGTAAAAAGCTCAGGAATTGAAGATTTAAAAGCATTCTACCATCAAGCTGCGAAGCTTCATTATGATCTATCTGAGGGAATGTATCAGGAAGTAGTTTCGAAAGCAACTGGACGTGATTTCAATACTACTATTATGGTAATGCTTCAAACTGTCGCACCATTTGCAATTGCGATTTTGGTTTGGTCTGCTGAGGATATCGAAATGGGAAAACACAAATATCATTTTGCATTAAATAATGCAAAAGAAATCATCGAAAAACAATCTGTAAAAGGATATGAAGTGTTTTCGGAAGCAGATAATTTCGGATTGATCCAAATGTCTCTTCCTACATGGAATCAACAGGAGTTTTTGCCAAGAAATATTTAAGATGAAACAAGTATTTATAGATGTAGAAACGACAGGAACAAACTTCTGGCAACATTCCTGTCATCAAATATCAGGAGGAATTTACATTGATGATGTTTTGGTTGATTCCTTCGATTTTAAAGTTAAGCCACACGAAAAAAGTAAGGTGGAACAATCTGCCTTAGATATTGGAGGTTTGAAATTAGAGACTATTGTCAATTATCCACATCGAACTTTAGTTTACCCACAGCTTATAGGTCTTTTAGCTAGCCATTGCAACAAATTTGATAAAACAGATAAATACTTTTTCTGTGCTTACAACGCTCATTTTGATAATGCATTTGTTAGAGCTTTTTTTAAACAGTGTGGAGATGACTATTTCGGATCCTGGTTCTGGTCAAATAGTATTGATGTCATGGTATTAGCTGGAGAGTATTTAAAAGATGTTCGTCATGAAATGAAAGACTTTAAGTTAATGACGGTTGCCAAACAATTAGGTCTTGAGATAGATGAAAGCAAGTTACATGACGGATTCTACGACATCGAGTTAACTAAAAAAGTTTATGATTTAATCACTAAAAAATAATTATGGAAAATTCAGAATTAATAAAAATACTAGAGTACAAAAGTTGTAATTATGTTTTAACTGATGACAACTTAAGCGTAGGAGGTTCTCTTGACTTGCGAGGTACTCAAATCACCGCATTACCTGACAACTTAAGCGTAGGAGGTTCTCTTGACTTGGAAGATATGCAAATCACCGCATT